CGCAAGTTCCGTAAAGGATTTAATACAACACATCGTAGTAAAATCACAACATGTAGCCAATTAAAAAATCTCTTAGAAACGCAAAAGATGAAAATTAGCAGTAAACCGTTGATGTCAGAGCTCAAAACGTTTGTTGCGCACGGAGTAGGTTTTGGTGCAAAAACAGGTGAACACGACGACTTAGTAAGTGCAACGCTATTGATCATACGCATGGCAGATGTGTTAGCAGATTGGGATCCTAAGATCTATGAAAAAATGACAGAAAAAATAACCGAAGATCAGATGCCTATGCCTATCTTCATCAGTACAGGGTTTTGATAAATATACTTATGGACGAAAGAAACAATATAGCAACAGATTTATTCTACAAGATACGTAGCAGATTTTCTGGCCTTAAATTAGGCGCAGAAACTGGCGAAATCACCATTAATCCCGAAGAAGCTCGCTTCTTTGATTTTGACTATATGGAGGGTGAACAACCAATTGGGCATGTTAGTATTAGTCTAGCAGAACATAACAGTATGAAAGTTTACTTTAGCCACGGTATTACAGAGTCAATGGATGATAGTCAAAAGAATAATTGGTATGGATTTTTAAAAGAATTACGTATGTTTGCCAAACGTAGATTATTGAATTTTGACACTAGAGATATCGCTAAAGATAATCTAGACAAGAGAGATTATGCTTTCCTAAGTCAATATTCACAGCCAAAACCAACAACGAACACAGCAGTACAAACCCCCGTCGGAGAAAGTATTATGAGTGAAAGCGCGATGTACGGTACAAAAACCGTAAGCTATCAAAAATTAGAAAACACTAGAATGATTATTAAACATAGTCAAGCAGTTATGGATGATGCTGCTCCTGGTGCTAGAAGTCGTAACATTTCGGGATTGTTTATCGAAAATGCAGACGGAGAAAGATTTAAATACCCATTCATTCATTTAGCTGGTGCTCGTGCTATGCAACGTCACGTGGCTAATGGCGGTAAACCTTACGATCAGATCGGAGAATCAATTATCCGTATGAGCGAAGAAATTGCTCAACTCAAGAGCTTTGGCAATTATGTTGTTCGCAATGATCTTATGAATTCCGACACAAATAATATCGTTGCACGTTCTACACAACAATTAGATAGCTTACGTGAAACAATTAAAGCATTATCAAAACAAAGTCATTACGAAAATTATAGAGAATCATTCCAGGCTTTTGATTCAGGCGAAGTTCCGCAAGACGTAGTAGAAGAGTTTAAAGAAAAATTTACAGTTAAAAACTTTAAAGAAGACATCGCAAGCGTGTTCCCAGTTCTCTATAGATTGATGAAAGAATCTGACACCATCAACTATGATGATATCGTTGCTATGACAGCAGATACTTCCGAAGAATTGGCAAATGAAGATGTAGAGTTAGATACTTCTAGTGATCCATTCTCAGCATTTGAAGAATGGGCTATGAATTTAGGCGAAGTTAGTTCTATTGAAAGCTCAGATCCAGAAGAACAGCAGGCCGCAGTAAAGCAATTACAAGAATTAGTAGGCCAACATTTTCCAGCTGGGGTAGATGGCTCCAATGCGATAGAAAGTCTTAAGGGTATCATAGAAGACCCTCAACTAGAACAAACCATCAAGGCACAAGCTAAACAAGACCCAAACACAGATGCACGTGCAATGGTTAAAGCATGGGTTGAAAATAATGCTCCCGAAACTTTAGAAAATTTAGACTTTGGTGATTATGTTGAAGAACCAGCAGAAGCATTTGATGACAAGAGTGAGATTCCTGCATACAAACGCAAAGCATCTGGAGATTCAGATTGGAAAGTATCACATGACGATCTTGAAAAAGAAAGAACAAAAAATCTAAGCCATCCAGAGAAGGTAGCTAAAGCTCGTGGAGAAACCGATGAGGCAACAGACACAGTAGAAAAAGATGCAGAAGGCAAAGTTAAATCTTGGTCACACGAAGGTGATTGGGAAAAGTCACAAGGTAAAGATCCGCGTGGTAAAGTAACACACTCTAGTGATGTTGCTCAACGAAAAACAGCAGCAATGGCTAAAAATGTTCCTATTAAAGAATTAGCTGAATTTATTATATCATTTTATGATAAAGAATCTGGTACATTCCCTAAAGGACCAGAAGGCATAGCACTAATGGTCGGCAAGAAATTTGGTGAAGATGCTGAAATGGTAGCACGTAAAATGGTAGAAAGATTAGCTCCACAACAATCAACAGAACAAAATCCAGAATTACAAGAACTACTAAGAATCAAAGAATTATCAGGCCTTTAATATTCTACGGTTAAAGAAGTGAAGAACCCGCTACGGCGGGTTTTGTTTTGGCTAAATTTATTTTTAAAATATCATTGACAATGATAAATAAAAAGCGCATACTTAATACTATGCGTAAAAGGCATATTTTATTATTAAAGGCTAATTATTAGGAGGCTTACAATGGCAACTTTAGCAGAAATTCGTGCAAAACTTCAAGAAGCACAATCAAAATCCACAGGACAATCTACTGGCGGTGGAGACAACGCAATTTACCCACATTGGAACATGCAGGAAGGCAAAGAAGCTGTAGTACGTTTCTTACCAGATGGCAATGCAAACAATACATTCTTTTGGGTAGAACGTGCAATGATCAAACTACCATTTGCTGGTATCAAAGGTGAAACAGATTCAAGACAAGTTCAAGTTCAAGTACCTTGTGTTGAGATGTACAATGATGGTTCAGTATGTCCAATTTTATCAGAAGTACGTGGATGGTTTAAAGACAAGAATTTAGAAGAAATGGGTCGTAAGTATTGGAAGAAAAGAAGTTATATTTTCCAAGGCTTTGTAGTAGAAGATCCACTGGGTGAAAAAGAAACTCCAGAAAATCCAATTAGACGTTTTATTATCGGACCTCAAATCTATCAAATTATCCGTTCAGCATTGATGGATCCAGAATTAGAAGAAAGCCCAACAGATACATTGCGTGGTTTAGACTTCCGTATTGCCAAAACATCAAAAGGTGGCTTTGCTGATTATTCAACAAGTAAATGGTCACGTCGTGAACGTGCTATGAGCGACACTGAACAAGCGGCACTTACAACTAATGGTTTGTACAATTTGTCAGACTTTCTTCCTAAGAAACCAACAGATGTTGAATTAAAGGTTATCAAAGAAATGTTTGAAGCATCAGTTGACGGCGAACCGTATGATCCAGATCGTTGGAGTCAATATTTCCGTCCAGCAGGATTAAGCCAACAAACTGGTGATCCAAACAGACCAGCAGCAGTGGCAGCAGTAGCAATAGCGCCTGCGGCTAGTGATGACTTTGATAGTGAACCAGCGGCGGCTCCTGCTACACAAGCAGCACCAGCGGCGGCAGCAAGTGCAGATGGCGCAAGTAAAGCGCAAGACATTCTTGCTATGATTCGCAATCGTCAAAAATAATAATAATGAGACAAGGGTGCGAGGAAACTCGCACTCTATTCTAAAGGTACAACTATGACTAAAGCATTTGATATTTCTAAATTTAGAAAGTCAATTACTAAATCGATCGAAGGGCTTAGTATTGGCTTCAATGATCCTACTGATTGGGTGAGCACAGGCAACTATGCTCTAAACTATCTAATTAGTGGTGATTTTAATAAAGGTATTCCACTTGGCAAGGTAACAGTATTCGCCGGCGAATCTGGTGCAGGCAAATCGTTTATTTGTTCAGGCAACCTAGTTAAGAACGCACAAGCACAAGGCATTTATCCTATCTTAATTGATACAGAAAATGCACTTGACGAAAAATGGTTAGAAGCATTGGGAGTTGATACAAGTCCAGACAAGTTATTAAAACTTAACATGGCAATGATTGACGATGTGGCAAAAACCATTGTTGAATTCATTGCAGAATACAAAACAATGGATGAAACAGATCGTCCAAAAGTATTGTTTATTGTTGACAGCTTAGGTATGCTGTTAACGCCAACTGACGTTAATCAGTTCCAAGCAGGTGATATGAAAGGTGACATGGGTCGTAAGCCCAAGGCACTAACAGCACTTGTTCGTAACTGCGTTAACATGTTTGGAGCATATAACATTGGTATGGTATGTACCAATCACACATACGCAAGTCAAGATATGTTTGATCCAGATGATAAGATTAGTGGTGGGCAAGGATTTATCTATGCCAGCTCTATTGTTGTTGCTATGCGTAAACTCAAACTTAAAGAAGATGAAGATGGTAACAAGATCAGTGAGGTAAAAGGTATTCGTGCTGCCTGTAAAGTTATGAAAACACGCTATTCTAAACCGTTTGAAAGTGTACAGGTTAAGATTCCTTACGAAACAGGTATGAATCCTTACAGTGGTTGTACTGATCTGTTTGAAGCCAAAGGTATGCTCAAGAAAGAAGGTAACAGTCTTGTTTATACAGTACATTCTACTGGTGAAGTTATTAAACAATTCCGTAAAGCGTGGGAACGTAATGAGGAAGGTAGTCTAGATAAAATTATCAATGACATTTCAAATCATGGCGAAATTCTTCAATCAGAGATAACTAATAATACAGTTGAACCTGAAACGGAGAGCGTAGAATGAAAGACGATTTAATTGCCGATCTTTGGCATGTGATAATTGAACACATTCCAGAAAAACACAGACAAGATGTAGCTTCAGATTTTGTTAATACTTTATTAGATCATGGTATTAAAGAATCAGTACTTGAAGAACTTATCGGTGTTGATCCACATCTAGATGAAGCTATCGAATATTCAATCGATGGCGAAGAAATTGAAGATAGCTACGAAGATGAGTAATAATGAACTGGTACGATAAAGTTTCAAAAGATATTAGTGTTATACCTAATGCCGTGGCGTATTATGAAGTAGAATTACAATCTGCCAAATATGATACTAATATTTCAGGTAATATTGAAAGAGCGGCTGCTAATATGCCTGGTATCGTGGAAAATAGATTCAATCAACTTCAAGAAATCGAAGCAATATTAGAGTATCTCAACATCGAGCTTCGCAGACTTAAAAGTCAACATTTCCGCAAATATCTTGAAAGTTATCAAAGAGCATTAAGTTCTAGAGACTGTGAGAAATTTGTAGAAGGCGAAGCCGATGTTGTTGATTTCGAAAAAATTATCAATGATTTTGCTCTATTACGTAATAAATGGCTAGGCATTATCAAAGCCTTAGATGTCAAACAATGGCAATTATCCAATGTTATTAAATTAAGAACTGCGGGTATGGAAGACGCCACTCTTTAAATTAATCATTATATGTGCAGATAAATATCTGCATGAAAACAATAGTATTAGTCACCGGTGGGTTTGATCCCATACATTCTGGGCATATATCTTATATAAATGCTGCTAAAAAACTTGGCGATAAGCTGGTAGTAGGAGTAAACTCCGATGATTGGCTACGTAGGAAAAAAGGCCAAGAATTTATGCCAAGCTCTGAGCGTATCAATATCATTCAAAATCTCAAAGATGTAGATCATTGTATTTTATTCAACGATACAGAAAATCACGCTATCGAAGCTATCCGAAATGTTAAGTTGATGTATCCTGATCATCATATTATTTTTGCCAACGGTGGTGATCGCACAGCAGAAAACATTCCGGAAATGTCCGAGCCCGATGTAGAATTTGTATTTGGTGTTGGGGGTGAAGATAAAAAGAATTCTAGTTCGTGGATTTTACAAGAATGGAAGGCTCCTAAGACAGAAAGACCTTGGGGTTACTATCGGGTGCTGCATGAAGTTCCCGGATGTAAAGTAAAAGAATTAACGGTAGAGCCCGGACAATCTTTAAGTTTACAAAGACATCAACTCAGGACTGAGATATGGTTAGTAGCTAAAGGTCAATGTATGGTGGAACATTACGGTCATGCTATACAGTCAGACGCTTATCTTATTCATACACCATTAAAAACTCATAGCGAATATCATGTCAGCAGAACAGAATGGCATCGATTATTCAATCCCTACGACGAACCATGCCAAATCGTTGAAATACAATACGGCGACGAATGCACCGAAGAGGATATAGAAAGAAAATGATTCCAATTTTTATCGGGTACGATCCCCGAGAAGCAGTAGCATACCATGTATGTACAAATAGTATTATTCGACATTCAAGCCAACCAATCTCTGTAGCGCCATTGGCATTGAATATAATGAAAGACTATAAAGAACAGCACACCGACGGTAGTAATCATTTTATATATTCTAGATTCCTAGTTCCACATCTAATGAATTATCAAGGGTGGGCAATATTCATGGACGGTGACATGCTGATTCGCGATGACATAGAAAAGCTGTGGTCACTTCGTGATGATTCAAAAGCCGTGATGGTAGTCAAGCATGATTATCAGACTAAAATGACTGAAAAATATCTTGGTTCAAAAAATGAAAATTACCCTCGTAAAAATTGGTCGAGTGTTATTTTATGGAACTGTGGCCATCCTGCTAACCAAATAGTTACTCCTGAATTTATTCAAAACTCTACTGGTGCTCAAGTACATAGATTTACTTGGCTATCGGATGATCTAATTGGTGAATTGCCTAAGGTGTGGAATTGGTTACCGGACGAGTTTGGTGCCAATCCTGATGCCAAACTATTACATTATACTCTTGGTACTCCAAGTTTCCACGATTTTGCTACGACTCCGATGGGAGATGAATGGCACAGAGAGCGCATTTATACAGACTACTGTTTACAGCGTGATCTATGATCAATCAACACAATTATTCAATAAATGTATTTCATAATACACCCGTTGTCTATTGCGATAGTATCAAAGGAAATACTAATAGAAAGGTACATTTAGATGCTGCGATGTCCTATGTTAACATTGCCGGACAGGTATTAGAGTTCGGAGTACACACGGCCAACACTATAAATAGAATCGCATTATATTTTAATTCAGATATCATTTGGGGATTCGACAGCTTTGAAGGATTGCCAGAAGATTGGAATATGAATTCAATCGATGTGTCACCTAAGGGATTCTTTTCAGTTGATAAACTGCCATCAGTTAACGAAAATGTTAAATTGGTAAAGGGTTGGTTTAATGAAACGTTACCATCGTGGATTAAAGAAAATCCTTCTCCAATAAAATTTTTACATTTAGATGCAGATTTATATTCTAGTACTAAACAGGTGTTATCATCGCTGAATTCTCAAATTGTTCCTGGAACAATTATTGTGTTTGATGAAATGTATCATTGGAAATATCCAAGAAAATATACATTTTGGGAACAAGGAGAATATCGTGCATTGAAAGAATGGATTACCGAAAATAATAGAGAATTTATTTCTTTGATCAGAAGCAAGTATATGCAGGTTACAATAAAGGTTACAAAATGAGTAATTGGATATTTTTAAGCAGAAACAAAGAAGATGAATACATCAATATGTTTGCCAAAGGGTGTGGCCAAGATATTGTTGATACAGACGAATTTGAGTTTGAAGATTCCAATGATCCCATTATCCTTCGAGGAATTCTAAAGAAAAAAATCATACAAAAGTGTTGGAGGAAAGATAGAGATTTTTATTACATGGATACTGGATATTTTGGTAACGAAAGAACCAAAGAAAATCCATATGGTTGGAAATATTGGCATCGTATTGTAAAGAATGATCTTCAACATGGAGAAATAATTCCTAGACCAGATGATAGGTTTCGAAAATTTAACAAAAAAATTAATCCGTGGAAAAAAGATGGCAGAAAGATTTTAATTGCAAAACCTGATGAAAAACCTTGTAGATTCTACGATGTTGATTTGGAACAGTGGGTGCAAAATACTGTAGAAACATTGAAACAATTTACAGATAGAGAAATTGTTGTTCGTGAACGTGCGCCTCAACGTATTGATAGAATATCAACTGACACATTACAAGAAGCTCTTGATGATGATGTATTCGCATTAGTTACATTTAATAGTGTGGCCGCTACAGAATCAATCTTTCATGGAATTCCTGCTTTCACTCTAGCACCTTCCAATGCTGCTAGTCCTGTTAGTTTACAGGATCTGTCTAAGATAGAAACACCTTATTATCCAGATGTTGAAAAGAGATATGCGTGGGCATGTCATTTGGCTTATGGTCAATTTCATGTTTCGGAATTAAGAAACGGGCGAGCCAAATATTATTTAGAAAGAGATTTTCAATGAAAGACATTGACATAACAGAATCATTGGTTATCGGTTCGCAGAACAAAGCTACTACCGACTTTGAAGATACCTCTAAACCTTTAGTACTTCGAGGAGTTATCAAACGCAAAGAAATTAAAATTTGTGAAGAGACTGGCAGGGATTACTATTATGTTGACACTGGATATGTTGGTAATTTTCCTAGTGACGGAAATACTAGTGGTAAGAAAATTTGGCATCGTGTTGTGAAAAACGGATTACAACACAGCAAACTTAAAGAAGTGCCTAGTGATCGATGGGATTATCTAGTTAAACAAGATTCTAGATTAAAATTTACCGGATGGAAAAATTACGATAAAAAGATTTTGTTAGTATTACCAAATCCTAAAGCTACTAATTTTTATGATATTGATTGTGATACCTGGGTTAAAGAAACTACAGAAAAAATACAACAATATTCAGACTTACCGATCGAGGTAAGAGTTAAAGGATCTAGAAGTGAACGAAATCAAGGATACACCATTTATGATGCGTTTGACAGCGGAGTATATGCCACTATAGCATTTAATAGTATTGCAGCATTAGAATCAGTACTGTATGGTATTCCGGCATTTGTATCAGCGCCTTGCGCAGCTACTCCACTATCAAGTAACGATTTATCTCAATTAGAAAATCCATTTAAGCCAGACGAAGATATGATTCTTAGACAATGCCACAATATCGCATACGGACAATTTACTCAAGAAGAATTAATTAACGGAACAGCATGGAATATATTACAGAATTTTTGATATGAAATTATTATTAAACAATAAAGAAATAGCACATTTTTTATTAAGTCTCATAAATCATTCTGAGCACTTTAAAAATCATTCAGTGGGCATTGGCCATATTGCAAATGTGCAGAAATATATTTTTGAAGAACAATCTAGAAAAAAATATAATGTATCAAAAATGCGAGATAAATTTAAGGTTAAAATTAGAAGAGCAGTAGAGGCAGATCTTAGAGAATTATTTAATCGGGTTGATGCTGAATTAACTCTTAGAAAAGATCGATATTACTCTTTGGTACATAATAATTTAGAATTTTTCATTGAAAAATTTGGTGAAGACTTTCTCTTAGATCAATATAAAAACAGTAAGAAAGAAAACTTTGTCAAAAGTATAGGGTATCATCTGGATGTAAATTCTCAGATGATACGTAGAAAAAACTTTACTAATTATAGTGAAGATTGTCTACTTAGAAATACCGTTGGAAATGAAAATCTTCTTGTTTCAAAGATTGATAATAAGTACCCTTTCTGGTTTATTGACAGTGGGTATACTAATTTTTTAGAGACGAATAAAAAATGGCACCGGTTGGTTCGAAGCCATTTACATTATGGAACTATGTTTGAAGCACCTGTTGATAGATTAGGTTCATTTAAATCGTTTCCGCAACAGTGGCGAACTACTGGGGATAAAATTCTAGTAATTGAACCTGGATCGTTTGCTGCCAGCATTTTTCACGTTGATCTTAAAACTTGGAAATATGAGGTTGAATCTGAATTAAGAAAATATACAGACAAAAAAATTGTATTTAGAGAAAAGGCACCAAAAAATGTAAGAACACATCTCTATAAAGAATTATGCAATGACGATTATTATTGTGTTGTTAATATCAATTCAAATGCAGCTACTGAAGCAATATGGGCTGGAATTCCTGCTATAACGTTAGATAAACACATTACTAACCCGGTTACTAAGAATCAGTTATCTGATATCAACGATCTGTTAAGACCAAATCTGTCTCTGTGGTTATGTGCTCTAAGTTACAGTCAATTTACCTTTGACGAGTTAATTGACGGAACAGCCGCTAGGATTATTAAAAAATATCATGTCTAAATTCACAGCAGTAGCATATTATGGAGGTATTCCTCCAAAAAATAATAATGCAGAAAAACCTGCGATACTTGACAATTTTATTCTAGGAGTAACTGCATCGGGAGATCAGGGAATAGCCCATAGAGGTATGAACGTTATTGCATGTGACGTTGCAGTTATACAGGGATTTGTGCATGAACACGGAAAAACATTACCCCATTTATTTTTAAGACAACAAGCTGTTGATTTACAAAAAAGAAATGGTAAAAGAACACTGATCGTTGATAGTAACTTATTTTTGTATGCAGATCCTAACAACACTAAAAGATATTTGAGATATAGTTATGACGGAGTATTTCCTACTACAGGATTTTATTTTGACAGAGATATAGATCCTAGCAGATGGCAAAAAATTAGTTCTAATCTAAAAATTAGTCTTAGACCTTGGAGATCCCAGGGGTCGCATATTTTAATCTGTTTACAGCGAACCGGTGGGTGGAGTATGAGAGGATTAAGTACCATCGACTGGATGAATCAAACCATCACTAAAATCAGACAATATTCAAATAGACATATTATTGTAAGAGCCCATCCTGGCGATAAAAAAATCAAGCAAATTTTAAAAATACATCATTCAAACGTATCATTGAGTACAAAAGAAAGATTGGTTGAAGATTTGCATAATGCTTGGGCCACTGTTGTATATAATAGCAGTCCTAGCGTGGCAAGTATTATTGAAGGTGTACCGGCATTTCTTACAGATCCTCAACCCGATAACAGTCAAAGCTACGGTGTAGCTAATACTGACCTAAGTAGAATAGAGAATCCAGACCTTCCTGATAGACAACGATGGATTGAAAGAATATCTATGTGTCATTGGAATTTTGAAGAATTACAATCAGGTGAAGCGTGGCAATATTTTAGAAAATATATCTAGCGCCAATACGCTTCTGTTCGTTGTACTTTTAAATCTTCTCGTTTACTTCTTCCTAATTTCTTTCTGCTGCCCTTAAGATGATCTAACCAAGCACCCCATTGACTGTTAATTAACGGATGGCCTTCACCCGATGTCATGCCCGGTGCTGGACGTAGATCATGCAGATGTGCAGCCCAATCAAGTTGACGCATTTGCGGAAACTTATTACGAACAGCGTCGAATACAAAACTGTCGTGCCATTCTTCTAATTGAAAGATACCATTTTCTGCCTCGTCGTACACTCGTTGGAATTCTTTTAAGAATGCTTGTATGTTTGGTGAACGTAGATTCATAGAATATAATCCGCATTCAGAATATTTTCCTTTTCTACCTAGATAACATAATTCAGAATCTGCAGGAATCATCTTATGAAGATCTTGCATACTAATTGGACTATGACAAATGGTATCGGCATCCATCCATAGTAAAATATCTGCGTCAGCGGGTCTGGCACAATCAAATATTGCATATACCTTGTGTGCAAATCTAATAGCATGCCATTTGAATCCTTTACCAGCGTCTCTGCGTTTACTTCTTACTGGGTCTTGGCTAACATCTCCATTTGCTTTAGGCACACCGCTCCACTTGTTTTTAAATGTCACAAGATCAGAACTTGCTGAATGTAGATCTTTTACTATAAGATTAGGTGCCGTTTCTGTAACCTGACAGTTTTCAGCATAGACATATAATTTTAC